CCATGAGCGAGGCGTTTCAGTTTCGCGTACTGCTCTTCTCGGTCGTTCTGCTGCTGGGGCGGCTTTATACTCTTATTCTCGCTATTACGATGCGCCTCCTTGATTGCTACCAGGCACGCCCATTCGAGTGGGTCCAAATAGTCCAGAATCGCCGGATAATCGAAGCCCCCGCAGACCAGGCTATCCTCTTCCAATTCGTTGGCGATATGGATCGCATGCGACAAATGTAACGGCTCGCGCCCCGGCTTCGTCTCGCGCAATTTGCAATCCGCGCATATCCGTTCGATCTCAAGATCGGGCTGCTGCTTCAAAAACCGATAAATCCTGCCCGTTTCCTTCGTCTCGCATCGATGCTCGCCCGGACAACTTTCAAAGTTCAATTCTCGAATCTTGTCGAACCGAACGGTGAACCACTCCGTCAGTTCCTCGATCAGTCCCGCCGTGAAACCTCAAACGACTCCATCAGTTCGTTAATGGCGCCCTGCTTCCAGATCGCATTCACGAGGTCTTTGCGCTGCGCAATCATGCTGGGATCGGCGCCGGTGACGCCTTCCAGCCGCAGGAATAGCTTGTCGTATAGCTCGACATAGGGCTTCAGATTCGTGAAGATCTCATTCTTCGCCTTGACCGCGGCCGGCTGGCCGTGCGTCTCACGTGATTTGCGGGCAAGGTCGCGGCGGTCGCGGTCGCTTGGCTTGCTGAAAACGTGCCAGATCGTATACGGCCCATACGTTTGTTTGACCCGATAGATCTGCGCGCCCAGGACGTATCCCTTGCCCTTCGGCCTCTCGACCTCGAACTGCGCCACGAACAGCCCGACGATCGCCTCGGATTTATGCTCTGACGGAATCTGTGCGGCCAATTCGTCCGAAACGTCAATCCATTGATCCGGATCGGCGCCGTTCCATTCATAGCCCTTTACCTGGCTTCGGAACTTGTCCCAAAGCAGCGAATTTGCCGTGACGCCATTGTCATTCTGATATTTGATTTTCCCCGGGCCGAGTATCTGAGTTTTCACGGGCGTCTGCTGCTCTCTCTCAATGAGTGCGCCGAGTGACGGCCATTTGATTCTATGCCCAAGCGTTAATTTGAAATCTTCGCCGATGACGTCGATTTCGACCGTGGCCTCGGACTGGTCGAGCGGAAAGAGTCTTGGCGCTTCTTCGGCCTGGGATTGGGATTCGGTGATGAGAGTGTCGAGCTTTTCGACTGCGGTTTCTGCTGCTTCGTTCATATGCCTCCTTGTGGCAAGCCTTGAATTTGGATTGGCCCGCCGGCGCGTCAAGGTTTCGCGCCTGTCCTCGCGGTGATCAACTGCGAGTGAGCGAGCCGATGCGGTGCTATTGCTCGCGCGCAGGCTCTTTCGCTTCGAAAGCTTCCCGCCCGTCGAACGAGTTATGAATAACGAGTACTTTTACGACGTAGCCTTCTATGTCGCCAGATTCCACACGCGGCTGGCAGGAACAAGGCCCGCCATTAGTATTGTGCGCAGCGAGGTCGTCGAGCGGATAGATGTGCTCAATATTCACCTTAAAAATTGGCCATTCAGCCATTCACTTCACCATTTCCCCAGCGGACAGCGCAGATCACTCATCCGCCACTTCGTTCTTAAGTCGGAAACTGCCCAGTGCGGACATCTGCACTCCTGACAAAACACGCCGTTTGCCGTCGGCTCCAGGTGTTCGCAGCCGAGGCAAATCGCCTGCCGTCGGTCGTGCCTGGCGAGCGGAACATCGCCCCATCGAACAAACGACCAGATCGCGCGCAGAAAGCTCAGGGCCTTCACAAACAGCATCGAGCCCTTACCGCCGCATCCGCGTCCATCGAAAAAGGCTCATCGGCGCTGAGCACGCCATTGCGACGCATAATCTCTTCGCGGTCTTTGATGGCCTGCAGATTGCGACGCTGATAATCCTCGCGCTTCAGGCGCGCCTCGCGCTCTTCGAAGGTTTCTTCAGGTTGAGCGGCGGCAAGTTCTTGGATGACCGCCGGCGCATCCTCGATCGCGACCTCTTCGGGTATCGCTTTATCCGTCTTCGGCATAATTCCTCTCTTAATTAAAAAGGGGCGAGACCCCGTCGAGGTTGTTGACGACCTCGATCCTGGCGCCGATCGCCGTCGTGTCGAATTCGGTGGCGAAACTGAATCTGAACGCCGCATAGCCGTCCACGTTATCGCCACGGACGCCGTTAAACTTGGCCTTGGGGATGATCGCGCTCAGTTCCTCATAGGTCGGCCCCGCCCCGTCGAGCACTGCCCCGCGCGCGCCGAATTTGACATTGGTGAGCTGGATGGCGTCGCACATTTTCTCCCATTCCGACACGCGGCTTCCGACCAGGTAGACGATTTCGGCAGAGATTGTGCGAGGGCCGCGCACGCTCTTATTGACATATGCGCCGACGCCCGGGCCTGGCGCAGTGATCGAATAATCGCCGCGCTTTTGCCTGGGATCGCCGCCGCACCTGGCGAGCGAAGGGTTGTGATTATTGTTCATTGAGAAGGTCCAGGCGCGCCACCGGCAATCGCTCGCCAGGTCGCGCAGGCCGACGTCGTCCGTATATTCAAGGAACGGCTTCGGATCCAGACATGCGAAGGCCGGCGGATTCGGCAGCGTGAAACTGCCGGCCGTGGTATTGGTCGAGGTCGGCGCCGCGGTAATGCCTGTGCTGGTATCATTATCGAGCGCGAGATTCATCGTGCTGTCGTCGGGCGCCGTATGGCGGGCGGTCAGAACAATCGAGGCGCCCGCGCCTGAAACTATGAAGAAATCGCCGACGACAGGGTCGTTTTGCAGCGCCGTGCGCGCTTTTCCAGCCCAGACAGTGGCCGTATCGCCGTTGACGACCGCAAAGATGACGACGCGAGGCGAGCCGGACATATTCGCGGCTGTAACCGTAGCCTTCGCATTGCCCGATAGCGTGACAGTGCCGACGGCCGTCGCGGTCTCGACCTGCTGTACGCCGATCAGATGCGGGCTCCTATGCTTGCCCGACGTCAGTAATGCGAACTGAATTTGCACGTCATCGTCGCCCTGCTGGCTCATCGAGAAGCTATCAACTACGGTACCTGGCCAGAGGAACGATGCGCCGCCGCTCGCCGTGATCGCGTTGAATGAAGGAAGTTGAAGGCCTGCCGCTTTCGGCAGCATATTCGCGGCATGTCTCCAGGCGACGGCTGGAACGACGTTCACCGGCGCGAGCGGGACCCCGCCGGCGCAGCGCATGGCAAGCTTCCCATACGATTTGAAGTTCGCCCGATCGGCGAGTCCGATGGTGGCCGGCAGAAAGCGCCGCAGACATTGGCCGGTCTGGAATTCACTGGAATTGCCGGCCCTGCCCGCGTCGGTCGAGAATTCAGGCTCGGGGATATAAACGGCGGCGTTTTGCCATCCGCAGCGGTCGTAGTTCGAGCCGACGGTGACCGGCATATTAAAGCCCCCCTCTCGCGTCGAGATATATAATTCGGCATCTTGAATCAGATTGTCATTAGGCATTGCTTCTGCTTCCTCCGTTTAAGAACATCCCGTCGGACCATAAAAATTCTGCGCGCGCAAAATCGCGCTCGATACCCATACCTGGCCATTCGCGATCGGCCTCGGCTTATTCAGCGCCCCCGCCGGCCATTCGAGCGGCCTGACGTGCGCCTTCTTCAAAATCTCCGGCAGCTCGCCGGCATATCTGAAAGCATTGATAACGGCGTCGCGCTCCAGGCTTGCTTCCCTGTCAGAGTTCGAGGCGTCCGAGCCCGTGCGATGCTGCTTCCACTGGATGATGTCGTAAACCAGCTCGTACAGCGCGCCGCCCTGTCGAATATCTATCGGCAGCATGCTTCGCTGCGTGACGGTCAGGACGTGAATCGCATTGGCGCTGTCGCGAAGATCGTTCGGCATCGCCGAGTCCAGGAGGCCCGTGATGTCCCGCCCGAGCACGAGCGCCGTCGGCGTGAAGACCGAGACCGCGTCCTTGATTCTCTCGACAATGGCCTCTCTGATATCGATCTCGCTCGCCACCTATTGACCTCCGATTCTCCTGAAGCCATTAATCAGTCGATCAATCGCAGGCCGAATCCAGGGCCTGGGCCTGATTCGATTGGTCCCGCGCTCCAGATCGCCGGCATACGGCGCGCCGATTGTGATCTGCCCGGTCAATCGATCTGGGAAAGATTCCTCAATCGAGAGCAGTAAATTGCTCGATGCGATCGCCGGCGGCTGGCCCGGCGCCGACGCGCGATACAATCCGCTCAGCGGTTCGGGTCTGCGATAAATCTTGCCGCTCTTCGGCCCGCGAAACTCCTCATTGAAGAGCGAATGCAGATCGCCGATCTTCTGGCGAATAATCGGCTCCATCTGGCGCTCGACGGCCGCCTGGAAGCCTGGCCCGATGCTTACCTCAAAGGTCATGGCAACTCCTCCAGCGGCGCGAGCCAGAAGCGCCAAAAGCGTTGCAATCCCGCCGGCCGGAAGATTCCCGGCTCGCCTGGCGCCAGCTGAACGATCTCGAAGATTTGCTCGCCGTGCTGAATCGCCGCTGTCTGGTCGACGTCTTCGCGCCCAATCATTTCTTCCGCGATCTGAAGTTCGAACATTACCTGCGGCGGTAATCTGCCGCCGCTCGAATCGCGATCGGTATAAGTCCAGCCGCGATCGACGCTGACCGCTTCGACGAGCGCCTGTGTCGAGTCGCGCTTCAGAAGCGAGATCGATGGGTCTTCGCCCTGCAGGACATGCCTTACGCGGCGAAGCGCTTCGAGCCGTTGCAGATGCGGTTGTGTGAGAATTCCTGCCATCTTCAATTACAGAATGAATGGCAGCGTCCCCTTTTCGAGGGTATGGCGCTGCCCGCCGACTGTGTCGACCTCGACGCGAAAGACATAATCGAGGCCTGCCTTAGCCTTGCTCGTCTCAAGCGCCGTCGGATCGAAATACATTTTCAGATCGCCGCCTGTTGTATCAGCATCCGTGATCCAGCCGGAGGCCGTCTGCGAGGCCGTGATTTCCTTGCTGATAAGCGCCTGGGTGTCGGCCTGTTTCTCTGACTTCTTGACAATAAATCTGGCAGTCGAAATAACCGTCCCTGCCGGGAGACCTGTATAAGTCCGCTTGACCCTGAAGTCGTCGCCGATCACAACCGGTTTGATTTTTACGCCTGTCTTCGTCATCCCAATGCTCGGCAATGAAAATGTTCGATCATCTTCCCAGCTCGCGCCGTCAATCGTTCTATCGTCCTCCCATGTGACCGCAATCGTTCGGTCATCGGCCGCCAGCGTGGAAGGCGCGAACGGCACGCTTATGCAGGCATCAGTCGTTACGTCGAATCTCTCCGTCCGCGATACGCAGACTGAAGAACTGATATCCGCCGCGCCGGCCATGCCCAGGCTTGCCGATGTCGTGACATCGGCCTGCTCAGTGCGTGATACCGCCGCGGAGCTTGCCACGTCGCTCTGCTCGGTCCGGCTAATGGCGGCGTCAGAACCAACATCGCCCTTCTCTGTCTGGCTGATCGCCGCAGATGAAGTAACATCTGCTAGGCTCGCGCCGGCGACCGTGATACAGGCATCAGAAGTGACATCGGCCAGCTCTGTCCGGCTGATTGCTGCGGAGCTGGTTATGTCAGTCTGCTCGATGCGGCTGATCGCCGCTGAGCTTGTTACGTCTGTCTGCTCCGCGCGACTAATCGCCGCGCTGGTCGAAACATCGCTCTGCTCCGTGCGACTAACGGCCGCATCGGTCGTGACGTCCGCATTATTCGTAGTTGAAAGAGCTGCTGACGTCGAAACGTCAGAAGTGTTCGTGGTAGAGATTGCCGCCGAACTGGTTACATCACTCTGTTCGGTGCGACTGATCGCGGCCGACGTCGTGACATCGCTCTGCTCGGTTCGAGAGATCGCCGCGGTAGATGTAACGTCCGAGCTGGCGGCAACACCGGCGAGTAGCGCGGTTCGCCGAGGTCGCGGCTGCAATCTGGTTAACGGTCGATATACCGGCATCTCTCATGCCCTGATCCCTACGCCTGCAAAAGCATTTCAATAGCAGTCTCGTCGGCGTGCTCACGGGGGCAATTTACGGCCTCGTTATTGCTCCACATCCACAGCTTGCCTTGCACGTTACTGCCTGATTCACATCCGTAGCCGAAGACTATCGCATCAAGTTGCGGCTCACCTAATTGGCCGCCAAGTTTCTGCTCGACGAAGCGCCGGCGATAGAAAATCGGCTTATGACCCGCCGGAATAGGAACGCGCAGCCGGACCTTGCCAACCCAGCTGATCAATTGCAGTTCAATGGGGTTCGGCCATCGCTCCATAATTGTGCTGCCGCCCGGCGATTCATCGAGCTCGCGACCATCTACATAGATCAGTCGCCATCGAGTCTTATAGACAACGCTCATCAAGCCTCCGTCCAGCTCCATCTAAGGGTCGGCGTAGAGACGGCGCTCCCGGCCGTCGTATTACCGGAATCCACGCCCAGGCACATCTCGACCATATTGCCCTTGCGGCCAGTAGTGTTATGAGGACCGGCGCTATAGACGCTCGCCGAGCCGATCAGGGGCAATGCAATGACTGACGTGTTATTTCCGCCGGCGGGAATTACGGGCGCGGTCGAGTTGTTGTCGCCGGTTGGGGCCGGCGCGGCCGTCGCCTGGACATAGGAGCCTTCGGCGTGATCCGTCCTGTGCCAGAGCTTCGTGCCGGTCGTGGCTTCATTCGCAACTTTGCCAACCAGGATATTAGTCATGCTCAGGCCGCCAACGGCCGTGATATTGACCATCATCGATTTGACGAAGCTGAAATTCGTGCCCGTCGCGGTAGGCGTCGGAATGGCGCTGGCGGTCGCGGCATCATCTGTCCTATTCCATTTGATCGCGGTGACCTGCGCCCAGGTCGGCGATCCGCCTGTGCCTTGCACGATTTGAACCGTCATTGCCATAACCTTGGCTCCCCCTTTTTATTGATATTCAACAAAGTGCGCGATGCAGATAATATTCATCGAGGCCGCCGGCGCCGTATTGAGCTTAATCCCGATGATTCCCGCTTGCGGGACCCATATTCGATCTTCGGGTGTAGGCAAGTAGATATATTCCCCGTTGAGCACGTTCCAGATGCCCTTGAACAGAATGTCTCCATTCGTGCCCTCGGCCGAGGCGTTGTTGCCTGTCGCCGATGTGCCGCCGACTGCCAGCGACGCCGGATCGGCCGAGCCGCCGACTTTGAGCGGAGTGAAGCTGGTTACCGTCGCGGCCGCTGTTTTGCGAAGGATCTGCACTTCCAGCAGTTCCGAGGCGGTTTTAGTGATCTGGCTCACGCGAACTTCGAGAAGCTCCAGCGCCGCCGCGCCAGCTTTAATTTGAACCAGCGTCTTAGCGGCCGTGACGGCCGTACTCGGAAGCTCGACGTGATAAACGTAGCCTGATTCTTTCATTACATCCTCAAGAGAGGTTTGCCTCTGATTGTTGGTCCATGCCCCGCGGGATAGGTTTCGCTGGCGATCGCATCAGAGCATTCGAAGTTGTCGCATCTGGCAATGAAGCTGGGGTTACCCGTGACCTCGAATAATCCAGGCTTGCCGCCCGTCAGATCCGTATCCGTGACGCCCCCCAACAGAGCGCCGTCAGCGTAGACATTGATAGTTGAACCTATTGCTTCCAGCTTCAGAGTACGCAGAGTGGTGTGAGGCCAATTGGCTGCGATGAAATCGGTCAAAAACGTTCCCGCATTATTCCCGCCTCCCGTGACTTTGCGGATTACGATATCGTTATCCGTGAACGTTGCCCGGTAACAGCTTCCGTCGGCTTGAACTCTCACCGCTGGCCCCGACCTGGAATTACCGCTTCCTGGCGCTGCGGGATCGGTATATTCGCAGTCACATTGAGCATAATGATCGCCCGAGAAAGATTCGGTGCGCCTCGTCTCCGTATTTGTCCCGCCGCTTGAAGTAGGCACGGCGGCATTGCTGACAATCGCCCAGGACAGGCTGACGAGAGTTTCCCAGCCACTTCCAAGTCCGCCATCTGCCCTGTTGAAGTCGTCTGTTATTGGCATGGTCCCCCTTGCCATATCCCAGACGTCGCGCAGCGACAGGAAACCCATCCGCATAGCGGACAGCAGCGGCCAAAGGTCCTCTGCCCAACGGCATAAGCCCCGCTCGCCGCATCTTCAGCGCTCGTGAAGAGAGCCGCGAGAGCTTCACCGATCAGCGCCTCGCGATCACGCGTCTGCGAATAATCAGTGCCGTCGCGTCCGCCCTTAATGCCGACTGTGCCATCGCCGATTTGATCAAGCGCATCGACAATCGCGGAGAGATGCTGCGAGACCAGGTCGAGAATCTCACCGCCCGACGTATACGCGCCGTTGCCGATCGAGCCGAAGAGCTCGAAGGTATCGTCCGCGGGGTTTGCGACGATCCAGACGCCATTCGCCGCCGTATTGCCGCCGACGCCCTGCACGGTGACCAGGTCTTCGGCCGTGAAGCCGTGACCGACAGACGTGATCACGATCGGAGCGGCATTGCTGGCGCCCGTGATCGTTTTCCGGCGCCCGACGCGTCCGAAGACCTTAGCTTCGACGCCTGGCCAGCGCGCTCGGTCCTCGTTGTAGACCTCCGAGGCCCTGATGGCGCGGATCAGCCGTGTCGCCTGGCTAGCGATAAGGACATCCGCATTTTCGATCTGGGCGACGGTCGGCATCTATTTCCTGGCCTTCGGCTTTACTTCAGGTTTCGGAGCCTCTTCGACAGGCTCTTCAGCCTTCGGCTCTTCCTCGACGATTTCCCTGACAGCGCCACGGGAGAGATGCAGCTCCGCATTGCCGATTTCTTCGGCGGTCAGAATCTCGCCGAAGAAATGATCACCGCCGTTCGCATCGCGAAGATGAGTAAAAATGACTTCGTATTTCTTAGCCATAAACCCTTTCAAGAAACCCGGCCCCGCTGCCTCGGCAATGAGGCCGGTAACTGGAAGGAGATGTATCCATAGGAGTCAAATCTATGTAGTGGTCAGGATCACGAGCGCCGACGGGAAGTAAATGACCGGCCCACCGTTATGCCCGTCATGGACTTCGATCGTGCGCGGGACCTGGCGACCGCTACCAGACTCGCCGCGATCGATGACTTCCGTATAAGGACCCGGCCCGAGGCCTGGATTATTCGCGTTGCGAGTCATTCGATACCCGCCCAGGTTCCCGCCGTCAGTACGCCGGCCGACGATGACGGTTTTGTTATCGGGAATGAACGGCGTGAAGGTGCCTGAAGGCTCGGCCAGATAGCCCCCATCGAAGATTTCCAACTGCGGCAGGCCTTCGCCGCCCAGGATGCGGTTGACGTCGCCGACGCTCGTGATGGATTGCAGGCCCATGCCCTTCTTGCCGCCCAGGTCCGCCGCGTTAGTATTCGCGATCAGCTTATTCCAGGTAACGCGGTTCATAATGGCGCGCGCCTCCGGACCGAAGTTGACGCTATGGCCGCGGCTGAGCAGTTGCACGGCGCGCAGATCCGCGAGCGGGGTTCCGGTCGCCGGCGTGCCCCAGGCCGAGCCGGAGGACGTCTGAAGCGCGAAGGTGTCGGTCTGATAGACCAGCCCGTCGGGCCCGGATATGCTGAAAGTTCCCGTCGTCAGCAACGTCCAGCCGATCACCTCGACGCGGTCGAGCCGGCGCCCGAGTAGGCGGTCCTGTTCGCGCATTATCAGGTCGTCAATCGAGACCGGCTGATTGAATGTGCCCCACTGGCGGCGCTCGGTCAGCTCGAGTTCGTCTATGGTCGTATATTCACCATAGACTCCAGGCTGCATAATGAAGCGCTTCGCCCCGGTTTTCTGGACGCGCCCGGGCTGGCCGTTAAGGCCGCGAATCTGCTGCAGGCCAATGAAGTTGTCTTCCTGCTCCCACATCAGAATATGGGAATCGACGCTCTCCATCGGCAGAATCGAGAAAATCGGCCGTTGCGCGATCAGGTTCGGCAGCTTGTCCTGCTCGATCCGTCTGAGCTCGGCGCTGGTCGGGTAAATAAAGGTTGACATGTTCCTCTCCTCTTCAAAGTTTTAAAGGCTCATCGAATCGGCTCGCGCCGGACTATGGAATATGGATCACGCGATTGGCATCGGCTATGTCGTCGCCGAAGATGAAGCGCGCGAAGAAATCGGCCATGCCCGGGGCATCAAGGCCGGTCAGGTCGGTCCCGAAGAAATCGCCTGTGATATAAGCGGGAACGCTCGGCTCGCCCTGGCCCTGCTCGCTCGAAGCCTGCGTGCCGTAGTAATGCAGCCCGCCGGCATCGGTCACTACGTCGTATTGCAGGATTGCGCGCGCGACCTCGCTCCCATCGGCGTTGCCGTTGTTGTAAGCCTTCCAGAGATTCGACGCCGTGATGCGACCAAGAACCGTGCCCTTGGTCAGGGTCTGTGACGGTGCGATTTTGACGGCGATAGTCCGCGCCTGGTCGGGATTCATATACGGCTCAAGTTTCTGGCCGGTAAAAGTGTGAACTTGTGGCATTGCTACTCACGCTCCTTTCGTGCGTTTCGAAATTGGCCGGCATTAAGCGCGGCGATTATTTGACGACGCTCAGCGCGGCCTTCCCCGCGGGCGTTTTGCCGAGCAATTCGCGCCGGCGCTCATCGCTCATCTCGGTTTGAGAGTTCTCGTCAGCCTTCAGGACCTTATCGCTCGGGCCGACGGTCAATTCCTCGGTGAGCTTGTTCGACGGGCGCGCTTCGATCATTGCGCGCAGATTGGCGACTCTTGAGCTTTCCTTGAGCGGGCGGTCCTGGTCATCGGTCGCCGCGACCAGGTATTGGGTGACCGTCGGCTCCGCCTCGGCCGGGAAAAGATGGCCGGCCGCAATCTGCTGCCTCACGAAGGCCTCGGCTTCGGCCTTGGTCTTCTCCTCGCGCTGCGCGGCGAGCTGTTTGCGGAGATCGGCTGCTTCCGCCTCGGCTGCGGCGATTTTCGCGGCGTCCTCTTCGGCGGATTTGGCCGGCTCGGTCGTTTCGACCTTGCCGACGATTTCTTGAGGAGGATTCTCGTCGGCTTCAATAGCGGCGATCATCCGCGCTTTTAGATTTTTGAATCTTTCTGAAAGAGTCATTTCTTCTTCCTCCGCGGCTTCAACTTCTTCCTCGGTCTCCGCCGCCATTTTGGGTTTGTACCTGCGCGGCTTCTTGCCCGCTGCAAGGTCCGCAACCACTTCTTCGAAACTTCCGAGCCTATCGGCCAGGCCTGCCTCGACCGACTTCTGGCCGACCAGCACGGCGCCCTGGCCAAATTCGCCCAAAACTGTTTTTGCGCTCACGTTCCGATTGCGCGCCACGGTCGAGACGAAGACGTCGGCCAGGTCATCGACCAGCGCCTGGATCTGATCCTTGCCGGATTCCGTGTTGGGATTGGGCCGTTTCTTCGGCGATTGGCTGGAGACGAATTCGACTTCGCGGGCGCTCTTCTTATCCGGATTGGGGATTGCCGCGACAACGCCGATACTTCCGATCAGCGCGGTCGCATCGGCGACGATCTCATGTGCGGCGCTCGCAATCCAGTAGGCCGCCGAGGCGCCGAGGCCATCCACATAGGCGACGATCGGCTTGCGCCCCCTCGCGTCAAAGACCATCTGCGCGAACTCGTTGACGCCGGCGACTTCACCGCCCGGACTGTCAATGTTGAGCAGGATCGAATTTACCGACGGATCATTGAGGGCCGCATTGAAGTCCTTCGACAGACCCTCGATAGTCGCGCCGCCTGAAATCTCGGTGAAATAATCCGCGTAGCGGAAGATCGGACCGTTGACATCGATCACCGCGACGCCGCCTTCACGGATTCGCGCCGCCTCTGATCCGTCCATTCTGCGAGCTTTTCGCGCGGCGACAGCCTCGAAGTCCGGCAAATGCTCGCGGGTTGAGATTTCGAGAATCTGATGAAGCGCCTCCGGAGTGATCGCCCAAGGGATTGAGCAGGCCAGGCTAAACGCTCTTAATGCCATTAGGCTAACCCTCCCATACTTATTGGCGGCCAGTAATGGGCCCCTAAAACTCCTGGGCATCCAATTCCGTCGATATGCGCCGCGCATATCTGAAGATGTTGAAAGTTCTCCGCTACCGCTAATTGCTCGCCCCATTTTCGGAAAAACTCACAATACTGGCAGGTAGCATTACAGCAATAAGCGCCGGGCTCGCTTTCATGTCGAATATTCAGTAAGGCTTCACCCATTGCGCGGCCCTCCTCTCACGCTCACGAAAGATCCAGATCTCGGCCTAGTCCGGGCTTGCACTTGCGGCGGTCGGTTCTGCGCCTGCTGGTCGGCAATCTGCGCTTGCCTGACCATTCCGCGCGGCTGTTCGCCGGGGAGCGCCGGCGGAAGCCCGAGCTGATCAGTCACTGCGTTCCATTGCGAATCCGTGATCTCGGGCGAGAGCGCGACCGCGGCCGTCGCGTCGACCGCCCAGTCGCGGCGCTCGCTGTCGCCGAGGCTGACCATTGGGGTGAAGCGCAGCGCCTCATCACCGAAGTTGTACCGAATGGCCTTTTCGATCAGATCGCATTTGACCGCTTTCGCGATCTTCCCTTTCAACCACCAGACCATTAGGTCGAGCACCTGCATATGCGTTTGGGATTGCGCGCGCGTGCCGTACTGAGCTTCGCTCGTGGCGAGCATCTGATAGAGAATTCCCTTGCTGATCTGGCTATCGGCGACGTTGATCGCGCGTTCGAATCCGGCGCCCTCGCCGACGACGTCGAGCTGATCCACTTCGGCCCCATTCGGAAGGACCGCGACCGAGGCGTTTTTCAGGTTCACGAGCGCATCCCGCATCGCTTCCGCCGGCGATGTCGGCTTGCCCCCGGTCTTCGCGGTCCCGTCCGGATTGCGCTGGACGTCGCCGGGCTGCTTCGGCGCCGTCTTACCAACGATCGAGGGCAGCGCGCAGTTATCGAGCCAGCGTTTGTACTCCGGCCAGGTCATGCATTTGAACATCCAGGCGGTATAGACCGGTCTGATCGAGCTGCGGCCGCGCGGATCCTCATCTTCTTCGTGCAGCGCCAGGTGGAAAAACTTCTCGCGGGGAATGACGGCGCGCGCCGGAAGCTGCAGCGCCGGTGTCCGCGGAGTGAAGCCGAGATGATTCCAGTACTTATCAACGACGAAATCCAGAGTGCGGTAATTCTTCTGCGCGATTCTGGCCAGGACAAGCCTATTCGAGTCCGGGCCCATCCCGAGCTTCCAGGTAATCTCCGCCGTCTTATGGCCGTAAGTAAGCGCGCCCTCGACGATGCCTTCCAGGGTCTCTTCGAGCGGCTTATACAGGCTCGATATTGCCCTCTCGCAGAACTGCGCAATCTCGAAGGCCTGGGCGAACTCGGCCGCATCATCGTCCACGGGCTTGCCTTCGACGGCAGGCTGAAGTTGCAATCCGTCCGCAAGCGCCATTTGGGTGAGAGTGCGAACATCGGAGACGATCTCCGGATCGTTCAGCATTTGCCGGTACGTCTCGAAGGTGACTTCGGGCGCGCGCGGATCATGAGCCTGCGCCGGGATCTGGCGCTCGAGCGCGCTGTACGCCAGGCCATAGCCGGCGACGTATTCAAGCGCCGGATCAAATTCTGGGGCCGAGGACTCGCCGCCATTGGAAGGGAGCGCGGTCAACGCGGCGGCTTGAATGGATGGAGCATCCTTCAGCGCGTTCGCGCCGACGGTGCGAAACCTATTTTTGCGTGACCTTTTGCCCATAAACGACAAAAGGCAACCGGTCCGAATGTTCGGACGAGTTGCCTTCGAGAAGCGAACCGCTTGGCGCCCATGGCGCGCGCGGAAAATTTTTCGAGATCGAAATCCGAGTCTAGTGCTCAACGCCTTGCGGCATCACAGGAAAAATCCACCTCGGAAATCTGAGTCTATAAATTAAACGTGTTGGAATGCAAGCACTTTATCGTACGATCAAAGGATTTCTGGTTCCTCCGAGCGCCGGCGCTTCCTCCGGATCGATCAGCCTGGCCATCAATCCGTATCTGGCCGCATCGGCCGGGTCGTCACCGCCGGAGCCTTCATCGTCGACATCCCACTTCAAAACATCCTCCGGCTTATTCGGGTTGTGTTGCAGGGCGGGGATGCATTCGATCAGCCTTACGCAATCCCTCGCGATCTTAAGCCTCGCCGGGATCGGGTTTTCATCCCGCCCGGGATCGCCGAGCAGGTCAAGCATCTCACCCCAGCCCGAAATACGATCCATCGGCGCCGCAACCATATTTATGCCGAATGCGGAATATTGCTGGGAAATGGTCTTTGCATTCTCATCGCCCTTATTGGCAAAGACGTCCGCGCCGGCGAAGACTGGAATCTCGGCGATCTCGCGGCCGTGCTTCGATGCGATGCGGGCCATGGCCTCCGCGTGGTCCTTCGGTAGCTTTTTCGCTTCGACATGTTCGCTGACGATGAATACCGTCCCGTCGAACTCAGTCATCAGATAGAACGCCGACGGATGAGTGAAGCCATAGTCGAATGCGCCCCATACTGGCCAGTGCGCCGGGATCTCAAACGGCTCGCAAGTATGCTCATCGTAATTCCAGGTCGAGAAGTATTGGCCGGCCGCAATGTCCCAATCGCCGAAGCGGTATGCGCGCAGCTTCCAGCCGGTATTATCTTCGAGTTTCTTCGTATATCCGGAATCGACAAATCTATTGTCATCGACCGTGGCGAAGATGAAGCGCGTGTCAGTCTCCTGCAGCTTGCGCGCCGGCGTGATGAATCTCTCCTTGAACCAGACATGGCCAATGTTGCCCGGATTCGTCGAAGCATAGATCCTCGGCCGCCAGTTCGGCTTCGATGTGCGATTCGAATCTCTGAGCGTTTTGTACTTGGCCAGGCTCAGCGTCGTCGCCTCTTCAATTACGATCACGTCATATTCGAGGCCCAAATACTGGTCGACGTCGCCTTCCGTTCTGAAGTGGCCGATGACGATGCGCGCGCCGTTCCCGAAGCTGATCACTCCCTGGCGGTTGTAATCGTGCGGCATTCTGCCGAGCACGCCGCGGCGCAAGTCCTCGAACTGTTCCCGCGCGTTCTTGGCCACTTTCCGGATATATAAGACTTTTAGATTCGAAACTCGATGGCAATCGTCGAGAGCGATCTGAGCGAAGACCGCATGGCTTTTACCAGGTCCTCGGGCGCCGCCGAATCCAATCTGATCAGGCCCGTCGGGCAGATCAGCCAATCTGCATGCTGAATGGAATTGCAGTTGTTTCGGCTGTGGAATATATCGGCCTCGGAAGAAATTGGCGAGCTGGTCTCGCGGCGCGCCGAGATCTCGCGCAATTATGGCGCATTCCGTTGCGAGATCCTCAATTAGTCGTATCTGGCTGCTGCTTGCCGTTGCCATAGGCCTTTTCCAAAGCTGCGACGAGCGGATCGAGTAAGGGCTCGCCGCCCGCGCCCGTCAGTTCCTTCTTCTCCGTCCATTGGCCCAACTCGATTGCGATCTCCCGCTCCAGGTCCCGAAGTTCCTTCAGCAGCGCCGCATCTAGCTTATAAACGGCGCGATCCGCGTCTTTCCCCTTATAGTCGAGCGCGAGCAATCCTGTCTTGCCGCCCGGCGCATCCTGCATCTCTATATGGTCGGCGCGCTCCGCAATCACTCTATTGAGTAGCGCATGCCTCGACATTTTCTCGCGCAGCCTTACCGCTCGCCGGGCGAGTCCTTCGCTGTGCGCTTCGCGTTCGAACTCTTCCCGGAGCTGGCTATATGTCTTTTTCGCCTGCCGACGGACATGCTTGAGCTGGTTCGGCTCAACATAGAAAGGCGGATCGCGCTGGGCCGCGCGTTGATTGATCTCGTCGAAAGTCAACCCTTCGGCGGCCCATGCGACCAGCAGTTTGCGTTGTTCCTTCGTAAGCTTCACGACTACGCTATTACGCTCCCATTAGCCATCGACGCCGCACGACGTAGCTCAGTAATAGCGCCTTTTGCGCCGCCGTCAGTATTCCGCGGACTGGCTGCGGGAGAGCTGTATTGAATGAGGCCGCATTGGCGATAACCCAATCGTCCGCGGCGTCAATCGCCGCTCGGAGATCGGCATGATTGAGCGAATCAATCTCGCCCTCTCTGTTTTTGGAAATGATCTCTTGCCAGATCGCTTCCCGATCGGCTTCGCTTAGAGCTGGCATAAATCCTCTATTTAAAAATAAAACCGGCCCTGATCTTCAAGACAAACACGTTACCGCCATCAACAAAACGCCGAGGAGTATCCTGCCCGACGTTTACACAGCAAGTCGTCGTGCCCGTGTAATCGCCCTCCGCCCCCACCTTCGCGTCAATGTGCGAAGACAAGGGGTGATAATAGAAATATCCGAGGCGATAGCCGTTGACCCCGCGATCATTGAGACCGCTGAAATCGTCTTTGAATATCTGCGTGTAATAGACTTCGTGGCGCTGCTTGATTCGCAAGCCTAGGATTAAGAGCGGATTGAGACCGGATTTGACGACCTCCGGATTGAATATCGCCGAGAAAACGTCCTGATCCGTCTGGCCCTGGCGATACAGATCAATCCCACCCGCTATGAATACTCGAAATCGCGCTTCCTGCCGCCCTCTCCACCAACGAAGCTCGGGCCGGAGCCGAATCTCATTCTTCGACAGGTTGTTATTGAACAGAGTGGGATAAAGCGCTTTGTTGTAATACTCGCCGAGCGCTCGCACTTGAAACCCGTGGCCGAGACCGAGACCGGCCTCGCCGTAGAATCCGATCGGATAGGAATTGGGGTTGAAGTTCTTGAAGGAGAGCGGCCCGTGCGCCGCCGTGAAAGCCGGAGCGATGCCGCCGCCGATGAAAGTATCTTGCGCCTTAGCGCAAAGAGCGAAGGCGAGGAATATTGCGATAAATAGGAGCAGTCTTTTCATGTTTTCCTTTGGGCAATTTGTTAAAGGGCGGGCAGCTATGCCCCTTAAGCCGCCCGCCCGAATTCTGATGTCAGAGTCGCCACTCACATTAACGCTCTGTCCATCAGAATCCAGTGAACGCGCTCATCAACGTTCACCTCTTGATGCTGATCAGGATCGCAACCACGGCGGCCACGCCCGCGATCAGCGCTATTTTTCGAGAATTGCTGAGCTTCTTTTCGAGCTGGGCGATCCGCGCCTCCTGCTCGGCCTTGAGCGCGAGCAGATTCGCCTTTGCCTCCCGCTCGGCCGCGATCACGGCTTCGAGCTGCTTCCCGCGGTCGCTTTCGAGCGCGTTCAATTGCTTGAGGCTTGCGACTTCCTTCTGCGCCAGGTCCAGCCGCTTATCAGACGCCGCGACTTGCTGCTCATATCCTTTGATCAGATCCCTCGCCGCCTTCAACTCCTTCGCGGCGGCCGAGCACGCGCGCGCCAGGCCCGGGCATTCATTGTTGGCAGGGATGCCCGAGTCTTGCGAGCTCTGCGCAAACGTCGGCGCAGGAAGTATCAGCAGCAGCGACAGGGGTATTGCGAGCTTGTTCATAGGTTTCCTTCAGCGGCAGAACGATTGTCCGGACTTGCTGCAGCTTCTTTTCGGCATCCTGAGCGCGAGCTTCGAGGAATTGGACTTCGGCTTGCTTTGAATCAATCGCCTGCCGCGTCGCCTCCGCCTGCGCCTCCAGCTCTTTCGCCCTGGCGTCGGCCGCTTGATATTGCTTTTCGAGCGCCTGGACGCGTTTCTCGTACCGCCAGGACTGGATCTTCTCGATGCTGAGATATAGCGCGATCGTAGCGGCGAGAATTGCCGCCACGATCAGCGCCAGCTTGATGAGCCGGGCGCGGTTCTGCTTGATGAGGTCCGCAATCCGGCGGCCAAAATTGGAGATGAAGATGCTCATTCGGGTAAATTGAGAGTGATTGCCGAGATCGCCGTCGGATCTCCGACTGTGACCGTGACCGAGGCCTCGCCCGTCGCGATCAGGTTATTCGCCGGATCGAAGAGGTTCGCTCTGACCGTCGCCTGGCTCGGCGTGCCGTCAGGATTCGGGCCGCCGACGTGGGCGTGAATGAATCGCGGATCGCCGGGGTCCTGCGCGACCTCGAAGGCCGAAGGATTACTACTCAGCACGGTCAGCATATGGCCTTCGGGAACCGGCGCATCGGGGATCGAATTGCCCTCGCTGTCGGCGGCCGTGATCGTTACGCGAAAATCGAAATCGGGTCGATCTGATTTGTAAATTGGCATGTTTGAAATGTCTCCCAGTGAAATTGTGAACGTGAATCGCGCGGCGCTCTCGATCAGGACGAGCTGTTCGATCGCGGCGGCGATCCGGTCAAGATTTGAGATTGTGATCGGTAGTTCGATCATGACTTATCCGTATTGGTTTCAGTTTTGGCATAGCTCCCGACGCCATTGAGTATTCCCATGAAGAAAAGGGTCGTAACGGCGACGCCGACGGCCGCCACAAGGCGAGTGACCAGCGCCAGGATGATCGACCACCAGACGATTTGCGCAGGACGCGGGCCGAAGCCGAGCGTAACGACGCTCGCCAGTCCGGCCAGCGCGTCCACGAAGAATGCGATCGAGACATATATGCCCCAGCGATGCTTGAGCCTGTAAATCTTCCAAGCGCAGTAAGCGTTGCCCAAAAAGTAGACGGCGTTGATGAACGCCAGAAAGTTGTAGAGGAAAATGATCATTTATCGTTTTCTCGTCTGCTTTTTGATTGATCGTTCCGGGCGCCCAATCGATCGCAGCTCCTCGGTGATCTCTTTATGGGTTTCGGCCGCCAGGACGTTCTGGCGGCGCAACGCCTCCATAAACAGCCTGCCCTGCTCATCGAAGCGGCGCGAGTTATCGTCCCGTTCCAGCTTCAACGCTTCAGTGAAGAGCTTTCCTTGCTCTTCGAATCGCTTCCCTTGCGTCTCGCGCTCAACCTTGGCGTCGTCCAACTGCCTGATCAGCAATGGCCAGACCTTCAAATACCAAAACGCGCCGAACGCGAGAATGATCAGGCCCGGCAATCCATAGTTTTTGGCTAGTTCAATCCATTCGTTCATTCGTCATTAATGACGGCGGAAAAACAAAAAGCGCCGAACGATCCTTGTAGGACCGCCGGCGCTCGATGGCGCGAAGTATATGGCGCGTGCTCAACGCGCGGGATTTTCAAGATTCGAGTCTATGACAGCCTGCGCAGGCGGTTCAAGAGAAATCTGAATGACGACGTAGACGTTTACGAGGCGGCGCTGCATCTTCATGCGCCGGCGTCGCGTGCATCGCCGGCACTTTATTTCGATCGAGAATGTGTCGGTCGTCGGACTGATACGAAATAGAGTCGCGCTGCATTTGGGGCAACGGACTGGAACGAATTCGGGTTTTTGCTGTGAGGTATTCATTTTTCTTCTTATCTCGGCGGATGCAATGGCACGCGCCGCTTGATCAGCTCGGCCAGATTATGCAAAGCATAAGTCAGCCGATCATGCTTCATGTCTAAATCTCCGTTGTGAATGGCTATCGTGAGCCGATTTACGTAAAAGAGATGCGGCGATTCTTTAATCTCGGGCCCGGCCGCCGACACGAGCGAAACACTCTCCGCCTTTCTGCCAACGAAATGAGTAACCAGCCTTTTCGCCTTCTTATGGCTAATCGTCTCCCCCTCAACGGCCATTTTCACAGCCTGCTTGCGCGCCTCTGCTGGAACCGAGGGCTCCGAGAGTAGATATAGCGCCGAGGGCGCGAAGTTCGAGATCGCCTGCTCATCTCCGAACTTCTCGTAGACGTAAATGAAGTTGTATGCCGTGCGCTCCGACCAATGGAATTCCCCTTGTAGCCATGAGACGAATCGCCCTTTGAGTAACGATCTCACCTCGACTAGCTTGCGCCCTATCTTCACGATGGACTGCGCGGCGATTCGCGTCAGGCTGTGAATCTCGGCAGTCCTATTCTTGACGACAGCCCTGGCATCCGGATCAATGGCTTCATAGTCGAAGGCGGATTGTTGAATCAGCTCGTTCTCCATATCGTTCCCTTTCGCGTTTAATCGCTCGCCATTGATTTAGGGGTACACAACCCCGCGCCCCCTGTCTTCGCGCCTAGCCAGCAAAGAGCTAGGCGGCAAAGCGCTATGCCTTAGCGACGGCTTCTTCCTCAAATTCCTTGCATCCACATCCGGAACTGGCGCATTTCCTCAGTGGCTGGCCATGGATTGCGGTTATATGCCTGCCGCGCGAATGTCCGCATGTGCAATCGGTCTGCGCTAATCCCTTCTCCGCCCTCTTCACGTCGAAGCCGGGCGGGAATCCGGGATGGAAGCCCA